CGACGATTTAGTTGACTCAACTACACAAGCGATCTTGAGATTTAGACAGGGTGGACTGATAGATCACCCAGAGGATTATGTAGAGGAGATCAAAGAACAGAAGAAAAGGACATATTACTAATGGTGAAAAAGCTCACTACCACAATCCCACCTTTGCGTGGACCCAATCCACAGGGGTTGAATGTTCCGTTAAAACAAGTTAAAACGATCAAACTGGAGAAATTAAATGGCAGAAATAGACAAGTCGCTTCCCAATCAGGTAAGAACCGAAGTCGAAGTACCATCTGAAGAAGTTGATGTTAAAGAAGAAGTTGTAGAAAAATTACCCGTAGAAGTAACACCAGAAGAAGATGGTGGTGCAACGATTGATTTTGAACCAGGTGCAATCAACATACCTGGAACAGAAAACCATTTTGATAATCTCGCTGACATTTTACCAGAAGATATTTTAGACCCTCTTGGAAACGAGATGGTGCAAAATTACATGGATTATAAAACTTCCAGAAAAGACTGGGAGCAAGGATACATTCAAGGTTTAGATCTTTTAGGATTTAAATACGAAAACAGAACAGAACCTTTTCAAGGAGCATCTGGTGCAACTCACCCAGTGTTAGCAGAAGCAGTTACACAGTTTCAAGCACAAGCTTACAAAGAATTACTACCAGCAGAAGGACCAGTTAGAACACAGATCATTGGTGTCTCTAGTCCACCTGTTGAACAACAATCGCAACGTGTAAAAGATTACATGAATTATTTATTGATGGATCAAATGCAAGAGTACGAGCCAGAGTTTGATTCTATGTTATTTCATTTACCACTTGCAGGATCTACATTTAAAAAAGTTTACTACGATCAACTTTTAGGTAGAGCTGTTTCTAAATTTGTACCAGCAGAAGATTTAATTGTACCTTATACTGCAAACTCTTTAGATGATGCGGAATCAATTATACACACAATAAAAATATCAGAGAACGATTTACGTAAACAACAAGTTAATGGTTTTTATTCTGATATTGAACTTGGCCCACCAGGACCAGATACCAATAACGAATTAGAAAAAAAAGAACGAGAATTAGAAGGCACTAAAAAAACTGGTAAGCAAGAACCAATGTATAATATTTTAGAGTGCCACGTAAATTTAGATCTTGAGGGATTTGAAGAAGTAGATTCTGAAGGTGAACCTACAGGAATTAAGCTCCCTTACATAGTAACCGTAGAAGAGGCTAGTAGAAAAATATTATCTATTAGAAGAAACTATAATCCTGACGATCTAAAGAAAAGTAAAATCCAATACTTTGTCCATTTCAAATTTCTTCCAGGACTTGGATTTTATGGCTTCGGTTTGATTCACATGATTGGCGGATTAAGCAGAACAGCGACAGCTGCTTTACGTCAGTTATTAGATGCAGGAACCCTATCTAACTTGCCTGCTGGATTTAAACAAAGAGGAGTGAGAGTCCGAGACGAAGCATCACCAATACAACCTGGTGAGTTCAAAGATGTGGACGCACCAGGTGGTAACCTGAGAGAAGCGTTCTTTCCACTACCATACAA